TTGCATACCGAGATTAATTACTCCGAGTTGTTTTTCTTCTTCTTCCTGCCACAATGAACAAATAACATCACAAGTGGCAGCTAAACCGATTGAATTTTTTGTGAGTATATCGTTACAAAAGAATAAACTGTCACCTGTAACAGAAATATCTATGGTCTCCATTTCTCCGACAGGCTCTATACTAACAATCTCGTCATTGTAGTTAATCTTGCTATCAGATATAGTGTTCTTTTCTTCTTGCTCGTAGAACATTTTCTCTGCAACATTCAAGTACACGTCATCTGTAGTCTCGTTATCGACAAGACCTAAAAGCCTCATCGTTGTTAATCTGCTTTTTAAAAACTTATAAATATTTTGATTCATTTTAAAATTTGTCTACATAACTCCTGGGATGGAATTAATTTATCAGACCACACATAAATTATAGTGTATCCGAGTTTTTTAGCAACTCGCATTTTATTTTTATCTCTCTCATAAGATTGTTTATAATCCACCATAGGGTTACACCATTCTTCTTCTTTTCTTGCATGCCAAAATGTGTCATTGTACTCAACTATTATTTTTTTTGAAAGAACGACAAAATCAAAGCAATAATTTTTATTAGTAATTTTATCGTGGGTTGTAAATTCTTTGTTTTTACCTATACCCCACCTAATATCATCTTTTTTAATACAACTCTTTCTTAAAAGCTTGTACACGGGTATTAAATACCTTAAAGAAGCTTTTGAAACATATGGTCGTAAAAATGTTGTAACATTGTAACGCTCTTGATTGGTATTTTTTCTTTTATTTTTTGCATCTTGGTATCGCTTAGTTCCTTCTTTTTTACCGTATTTTAATATATAACTCTCAATATTACCTGTAGGTGGCTTATATTTTAATACATGCTTCTGAGCTTCTTCTAGATTAACTCCTTTATCTAACCAATACATTATATCACTTCGCTTTTGTTTTGTGAGCGCTATTTTATTATAATGCTGTTTTTTAAGAACTGGATCACTATTGTATAAAGATATTTGTACTTCTCTAGCTCGTTTGCTTAATTTCCTATAATATTCTCTTTTTTGAATTTTAGCGTCTTCTAAAGAATAACCTTTGTTTATCCAATACTCTATTCTACCAATGTGTATTTTTGTCTTTGCTTTTTGCTTTAATTTTTCAGTGTATTTTTTTCCACCATCTTCTCCGCGAGAAATATCGAGTTTTCTTGTTACTGAAGTGTCAGGGGTATAATATTCGTTAATTAAATTTCGAAGTTCAAATATGTTTAAATTCTTATTTGAGTTCCAAATATTATGTATTGTTTTTAACCTACCCTGAAATTTTGATTGTGTAAACGGGTATAGCTTAAATTCACTACAGAACCATTTAAATATATTCTCTATAGAATAATATTTTTTACCCCATTTTTTAAAGTAAATTTCAAAATCTTTTTCAGATGTACATATATGTTTTTTATAAAGCTGTTTTTGCATACACGTATATTTAATCTATCACCTATACGCATACCCTCGACTAATGATATTCTTCCTCTCTTTGTAGGAAATTTATGCTCAGCACTAGTCACTATGCTCTTACCTGATTTAAGAGTTATTTTATAGCATTGCTTTATTTTACGATGATGTACTTGAGTAACAGTTTTATATCCGTCATTTGAAACAATCTGATCTCCAAGCTGTACGTCTCCTATCTTCTTTCTCGTACCGTCTTTTAAAAGTATCTCTTGATTAACTTCAATACACTCTGATATACCTTCCATGCCAGGGCTTGCTGTATTAAACGCCCCTCTATTTAACTGACTTGCAGTTACAAATGGTATGTTGTACTTAAAGGAAAGTGCTCTAAGCTGTTCTGCAACTTCTTTAACAGACTCATATGAGTTTAAGTTTTTTGAAGATGGTTTCAAAAGATTAATATAATCTATAACTACAACTTCTGGCTTAAACCCTCTGTGACCTAATTTTGTAATGTACGCGTCAACATGTCTAACAGTTACAGACTTAGGCGGATATTCTTTAATTACAAGCTTACTCTCTAACTGTCTCTCAACATGTTCAACTTGCTGTTTAAGTTCGTCAGTGTATACGCTGAGCTTGTTGTGCGGTATCTGTGTAACTTGTGCGCTTATTCTTTTTGCATACATATACTCAGACATCTCAAGGGATATGAGTAGTACGTTACGGTTCGCAAGTACCATATTAGCAGCAATGTTACCGAGAAATATACTCTTACCTACATTAACTTGTCCAACAAAACAAGTCAACGTTTTCGGGAACAACCCACCTTCAAGACGGTCGTCAAGGAACTTCCAACCTGTAGGTAGAGGATTATACACTGTTGTAAGCTCTTTAATGTGCTTTTCAATGTCTTCGAAGTAAAAATGACCTAGGTCCTCAACGAGAGATATATTATATACCTTCTCAAAACGAGAAAGAGTTTCTTGTATATCAATTGTACCTGCAGAGTAATTCTCTGCAGCTTCATTAATTGCTTTTACGAGACTTCTCTCTTTTAAGAACTTTTCTGTATTGGAGATTAACTCCTCCTTATTATACTCTGTATCGAGCTGTTTTAATTTGGTACCAATCTCTGTAAACGCTTTTTTTTCGTTGCTTGTTGTTAGTCTTGACTTTATTTCTGTGAGAGTAGGTGGCACCCCTCTCTCAAGAAAAAACGATATAATAGACGTGAATACTATTCCTATGTTTTTATCAGTAAAATAACTTGGTTCAATATGTTCAATTATACAAGCTAAATACTCCCGGTTTAATAAGGAGTTTAATAAAATAACATTCTCGTAATAGTCAAGGTCGAGTTTACTTGTCTCAGTGTTTGTCATTTTTATTATAAGCTCTCAACATCAGACTCGAGTTCGCTCACTGTGTCGTTTGTACCATAACACAATTTCTCATGCAATGTCGCTTCCAGTACCGGCATAATCTTCTCCCAGAAGCTACTATCCTTTTCAAGATCTTTCCTGTAACCTAAACTCTCACCCTTAAACATAACAGTTCTACCGGGCTTCTCAATTACTCCAAACGCTTCTGCAATTTCAAAAAGACCAGCGTACTTATCAAGACCTGTCTTAAAATTGAGATATAGCTCTGTCTTGAGATACGATGGTACAAACCTATTCTTTACTGTAAGTGCTCCCAATGTTACACCTGAGATATTGTGAGCAATTGCTATTGTTTGCTCCTCTGGGTTATCACTGGCCTTTTCATTTTTTGTACTAAGCTGTACAAGCACAGATGCGAGATATATAGGTCCCTTTCCGCCACTTTGTGTCTTTACAAGAGTAGGAAACATCTCCATACCTTCGTATATATGATTACTAAAAAGAACAGGTACTTTTGCTTTAGCGGCTTTATATGTAAGTGTTCTCATCATCGATTTAGTAGCTTTAGCGCGCTGACCAACATCAGCACTATCCTTACCCGCTGAAACATCTCTAAGCTCCTTAGCACTAGCTAAATTGCCGAGTGAATCAATAGCTACAATAAACTTGAGTTCAGGGTTTGCTTCTCTGGCCTTAATTACATTATCAAGAAACATACACATTTGATTTCTACAATCTTCGATAGTTTCAACAGGATAGTATTTAACTCTTGATGTATCCATACCCGCACCTTGCGCGCTCTTCTTATCAACCGCTACCTCTGAATCCCAAATCACGGGTATATAGCCTTGCTTCTGTGCATTAGCCATGATCTTATTCATGATGAGCGTCTTGCCTGCCATACTTGGCCCTGCAAAACCAGTGATCCGGCCAGATGGTATACCTTTATACAAGGAACCTGATATGATTGCGTTAAGGGCGTATGAACCTGTGTCTATCCACTCATCTGCTGTAGACAGCGTCGCGGCGTCTAGCACTGCTGCATCAGGGTTGAGATCATCAACTGATTTAAATATTTCCTTAAGACTGCTCAGTTCGTTTTTTGTTTTAGCCATACTGGTATAATAGACCATACCTCTACCTTTTCAACAAAAAAAAACCGGTACTTAGTCCTTTAGAACTAAGTACCGGTAACATACTGATTATCTTCTACTCATCAAAAAGCTTAACTACATCTACATTAGGTGTTGATGGTTGCGGAGCGGGACCAAACAGCTGCTGATATTGTGCTGTAAGTTTAAAATCAAATAGCACTACCTTACTCTGAGTAATTGTATTTTTATTAAAATACCAAATAGTTGCTTCGTTTTTATCAGCTAAAAATTCTTTAAAAAACAATGGCAAGATTTGTAGCTGTAGTCCACCTGTTTGTTGCTGAGATACAGCTACAACCGCGGGGTTTTTTACCGCTAATACTTTTTCGTTTGATTCTGCTTCAATTACTTCTCCTAAAACGGTTCTACCAACTGCATCAAGGAATGTTGTTATGTTTAGTTCATTTTTCATGTCGTATATATATTATTTGTTTTATATTTTAAATCCACTTACTGCCCCATAGTTTTTGTTGTATATATATTAGGGTCGATTAACTCCGCTGGTATATTTTTAATACTATTACTCCTTACTGGGCAGATATCTAGAGAACCTCTACGTGAATACATAAGAGTTACACAGCAATCCTGTACGCAATTATGTTTCATAATTTCAATAAATAATTTCTCTGCACAAAATTCATGAAACTCATTAATCTCTCTTAGTGAGACAATCTGTTTAAAAAGTGATGTCGGGTTAATTTGATGACCTATAGAGACAGTATTAATATATGCACTACCTGTATCTTTTTGCTTGGTGTGTCTGCATCTCGATCTTAGCGCATTTGTAAAAAATTTTTCATTGTTAATTTCCTTTTGAAACAACAATGGTTCAAAAAATAAATGATCCCTTTCACTCGCGTAGTCTGTGATTACAGTATCTTCACTTACCACCCTAAACAGATCCCTGTACTCCAGTACTGAAGATGCACCTTTACTATCAGAACCTGATGTAAAAAATTTTAACTGTACTTCTGTGTTTAGGTTCTTCTCAAGATCTGTTTTAACCTGATATTCATAATTAGAAATAGCTTTCTCAATTGTACTACCCATCTTACACATATCAAACGAGTTGAGATATAATTTTGCTGACTTTGATTCAACCATATGCGTCGAGTCTGCTGAGTATACATACTTGAGGGTACCCGCTATAGGCATACCACTATCAAGTAAGAAGGTTGCTTCATGGCAATGCCACACATCATAACCTTTAAACTCGTTACCTACTATACCCCAGTCCTTACGTGCAAGTTCTCGAGGCATTGGGTTAATGAGTGTGGGGTCATATTTATCAGTATAAACAGCGTATGAGGCTGAGGATCCTAGTGTTTTTGATGCAATATCTGTAATTGTCGTTTTTGTTGTCATAAAAATAATATTTGTTTGTTAATTTGCCTGTAAACCTGTTCTTTCTTTAATAATCTGAATTCTTTCCTCTACAGTACCACGGATCCTAATTACAGGTACCTTGTATGTTGAAATCACGCTCTCAAAGTGTTCGTTTACTGTTGTAAAGAATTCAACATCTGTAGATCTCTGTCCATCATTCACAAGGGCCAACTCCGGTACAATATAAAAAATATAGTCATACTGTGTAATCATATTTTCAAATAGTAAAACTAAAGCGTTCTGTATTTGCTTTTCAATGATGTTAAAGAAATACTTACTATATGCTAACCCGTCTAGTGCACACCTATCAAGTATTACATTCTCACCACCTACAACTAACCGCTCATAATGCTTTAACATTACATGTAACTGAGTTAACGCCGTACCACTCTCATTAATAGGTATACCCTTACATGAAAGATCTCTAGTTAGATTCGTTTCAAATTTATAATCCTTAAACACTAACTCCCTTCGCAGTACATCTACTAGTGTACTCTTTCCTTGACTTGCTCCGCCTGAAATTGCAATTTTCATATTAAAATTATAATATATCTCTAAGAAATGTACACCATAAATATGAAGCTTTTTTATGTGTAAGCGCAATAATGGTATCTACATCATAACCTCTTACATTAAAAGCTTCTTCTGACATAATTTCACCACTGTCTAATTCAGCTGTACATCTATGTATTGTATTTCCGCCGAAGGTTAGTTTACTCTCATATATACGCTTCTGCGGATCTTTACCCTTTAGCTCTGGATACATGGTAAGTGGAGCAGGATGGGAGTTATATATTTCAAAACTTTCACATATTTCAGGGGGTATGATGCGCAAGTATCCATGCAATGTTATTACACCGTCTTTAGGAAATGCAGTCACATACTCATCAAACTCAGGTACTTTAGGTAAAAAGAGTATCCGATCAAAGTACTCATCAGCTAGTTTCTTATTGATAGTGTCGATTTTATCAACGGGTTTGTTCGTAACTATAACATCTGGCACTCTTTCAATCATCTTAGAGATATTATATATTTCTGAACCTGTCTGTGAAAAACAACAACACCACGCTCTCTTATCCCCACTCATACTATTTACTCATAATCTTTCTAAACATATCTACATTGTACCACGAATCCATTAGCTGTTGAACTGTTAAATCAGCTTGAATAAAATCAACAAGTTTCTGTGACCACTTCTCATCGAGACCGTGCTCCTTGTAGCGTATACCAAGCATACCAGCTACAATAGGGTTGGATGTATCAATAGTATCAATATACGTATCAAGGTCGAGGTATTTATAAAAACCAAACTCAATAGGTAAAGAGCAACCTAATAGGTGTATTTTTTTCTCTGTTGAAAGTACACCATCTACTTCGAGTCTGGAAAGTGTTGCTGCTCTACCAATCGCGAACTTCCACCATTTATCATCTCTGCACTCAAAATTAATCCTCTTAGCATATTCGGTACAATCATCACTAAGATAGTAACTATAATCAAACGAAATAGCTATCTTACTCACACTTTTGTGTTCCAAGAAATATACATATAGATCTCTAATCTCTTCATATGTCTTTCCTTGTACAACTGCAATTCTCTTACCTGGTAAATCAGGATATGTCTCTACAAAATTAATAAAGTTATTTTTCGTTTTTTCAGCTTCTTCCAGTACATCTGGTACAATATATTCGGTAGGTTTAAGTTCGTTTACATAGTGCGCAAATTTTACCGGTTCAAAGCTTTCCCCTAACTCAAAAACTGAATTATCGAGAATTACATGTCTACCGTCTGCTATTTCTTGCTTAAAGAAATCATAATACGGCTTATGTGTTTCAAACAAATGCACGAGAGCGTAAGAGTAGGAGTTAAAACTCCTTGATGTATTTAAAAGACTGATAGGTACTTCATGAGAGATTCGCATAACAAAATATTTTATATCAAAGAAATAGAAAATCAAACACTAATCACCGAATAAATCAAATAAATCTGTCTGTACTTCTCTAGAGAAGTTCGGCATTCTCCATTCAATAGCCTCGTACACCTTTTCAACAGGTGATGCAACAATCTTTTGAAACATCTTATCGTAATCAATTTTTATTGTACTCTTAAACTCAGTTGGAAACTCCGCAACAAACGCAACAGCATCTAGATTATATGGATTTTTTGTTGCGTAAAAGTACTTCACTTTTTGACCTGAGTTAATTTTTTCATACTTACTACTAATATTAAACTTTTCTAATAACAAATTATAAGCAATCGCAGCCTTAACATGACACGGCGTACCTTTCTCAAACCCGCTTAATGTTGCATGTTTACCATACTTATCATAATCTTTAACCGCTCTACGAAACGAAGCATCCTGCACATCAAGATGCTTGAACTCTTCATACGCTTCTCTAAAAATTGTATTAGTCTGCTTAACATCTTTAGTAAGAAAGGCGGTCTCTACAGTTTTTTTAATAAGCTCTTTTACCTTCTTAGGAGTTGTTGATCTTGCGATTTCAACTCCTACATATTTAAACTTATTAACAGCTACACCCTCATCGTCTAGAACATGAATGATATAACGCTTCTTCATTAAGAAGGCTCCTACTCCTGCAATTGCTTCTCTCTTAAACTCGAATCTAGGATCTATAGAGTTAAGCTCCTCTCTTGCCCAATTAATAACTTCGGCGTTTACAACTCTATCAAGATCATCTACGACCACATGTGCATCTTTCGATACAACTCCTGTTTCGTCAGTTAACTTTATACCTAGTTTTTTAAGAATAGGAGTGATAGTAATATAAACACTGTCAGTGTCGCCGTATACGACAACATCTTCCGTTATTCCGTATTTTTTATTAGAATACTGTCTAAGAATCTCTGATCCTGCTTTCGCTACTGCTTGCCCGGTCAGCGTAATCGAAGATGCATTATCAATATCCATAAACGGGGAATGTTTATTAGCGAATACGCCGTAAATCGAATTTAGGGTTATCTTTAACGTATATTGTAATGTGTCAAAATACGTAATATCTTCAGTAATTCGCTTAAGTCGCTGCTCTAGTTCTTTTATTCTATCTTCATCTTTCATTTTTAACTCATCTTCAATTTTTCGTTTTTCGTGCTGCAGATCCTTCATCTTCTTCTTCGCTTCAACTCTCTCTGCATAAATTTTATTAATGAGATTAGGGCACACTCCTTTAAATTTTTGTGAATAAAGAACTCCAGCTTTAGATACAGCTATTTTTTCATTTTTAATAAATTCCTTAAACTTCTTAACACTTATAGACGTTACATTACCGTTAACAAGTTTAATTTCTATTTTTTCATCCTTTTCAATATCCCCTGTGATTATTTTACCTAATTTAGTCTCTGAAGATATATTCAATGTGATAATTGTATTAGGGTATAGAGAGTTTACGTCAAAGCTCACAATACTCTCGTGTAGACCTCGAATAGGATCTTTTACAAACCCGCCAGCAAGAGAGTCTCTGATCTCTTCATTCACGAACGTAGGTATAATATACCCTTGCTCTACTGCCTGTAAAGACATAGCGCCTGTTACGATAGCGATCTTACCTAAGGCAGCTTCAAAATTTGTACACCCCTTGTAAGCTAATAAACGTACAATGTTGAGGTAGTTTAATTTTTCATCTAGCTTAATAAGCAAATTTACGTCTTGTATGTTATAATCTACAAAATTTTCCCAATCAGTTTCTGCTAAACTCGACAGATTTGTAGCGTTAATAGCTAGCTTACCCTCCTCGAGTTCGTACTCAGCAATATAGTTAAGAGAATAAGACTCTCTATCTCCTTTAGAGAATTTTTTATAAAGCTCCATGTAATCAATACAGCTAATACCATTTATATTCCACTTACCTGTTTCTTGTCCGAACTCATTTCTAAACTCTCTATAGTACAGTTTTCCAACAGGAGATAACTGATTAATGAAATCATCATTAAGTAAGCTCCTACCTCTATTGATAATATAAGGTATGTCAAAGTTGTTTGAGTTCCACCCTACAAATACATCTGGCGGATCAGCTTTCCAAAAATTCATAAACTTTTCAAAAAGCTCACTCTCAGATCTACACCTATGATATCGCACATTCGGTGACTTAGGTACATAATCTTTCTCAACTCCCCAGGTATCAATTTGCTTGTTGAGAGAATTATAAACAGTAATAAGAATAACCGGGTCTTTAGCTAACTTAGGTACCGGGAACGCATTAGGGGAAAATGTTTCAATATCAAAGTAATACACTTTCAACGGAAATTTACTGAAATCCTTACCATGTACAGTGTCTTTGTACATATCTATCAAAAACTGCTGATCAGGTGGTAAGTTACCAAAGTACCGCTTTCTACTCGAATTTTTTATGAATTTACTACGATCAAAACCGTTCTTAAATACATGCTTTTTAAGAGGAGTCTTAAAGATGGACGTACCGTCCTTGCCTCTCTCATCCTCTGTATATAG